TCAAAGTTTATTATCCCAGAATTCACCGTAGACAATGGGTTTTGTCCCACTTCAAAGTCAAATCTCGTTACCTCATCGGCGATGTTCTGTCTAGCTATAACTTCGTCGATTGCTAGGTCATACGCGATGTACGCTCCGGCAAGAACTCTGTCACCCTTTAGAAGAGTTAAGTCTGAAAACTCTTCTCCAACGGTCGATTCATCAATCATCGCTTCCCTATCAGCCCCATCTCTTTGCAGGCATGGATAGTCAAGTAGGGCGGAACGGACGACAGTCGTCAGTCTGTCGCGCATATCAGTTGTCTGCTCAGAGCCCTCTGTACGTACCCAGACATATGTTCTCATGCCATACACAACCCTGTATAGAGGGTCTAAGCCATTTGCAAATCCGCGCCTATCAAACGTTTTGGTTGAAAGAACCACGGTAATTATCGTTGGCCATGAATCAAGTGCAAGGGGCTCATACGTCAAATAAGACTCTGGATTTGGAAGGACAATGTCATCGAGATTCCAGCCATTTCTATACATGACCAAACGATTTGGTATATCACTTTTTAGATAGTCAGTTACAAACTTTTTTGCAAACTGAGCTCCGTACATTAGTTCTGCTGGTTTCATGATGCATTACCAGTGTTCACCCATTGAGCGGCATCATTTGCAAACTTTGCGGAAAATTCAACAGGAACAAAAAGTATTTTTCTTTTTGCCATCTTGGAAGTTCCGTATTGATGAAACTTCGCATATTCAACACTCGTCCCAATGGTGAATGATTTTGGTTTGATACTCACTGAAGCCATGTTTTCGCTTGTTAAACTTGCGAACAATCTTCCAGTGCGCACCATTGGTGGTGCCCCTGGAAAACGAGTCATCTTCCACGAACCATACTGTGCATCAAGTGGGGCCCATCCACCAACCAAAAGTCCGTTAGATGTGAAGTTTGCAGTAGTTGATAAAGCAATCTCAGCTTTTGCTTTCGGGAAAATCGGAGCAAAATTTTGTGCCCTGGCTATTTTTGTTTCCAGGCTAGCAATCATGGACTCTAGCCCTTTTGTGGAAATTTTGATGTTTGCTTCAGCCATTAAATTCTTCTTCTTCTATATCTCCGCATTGCCATTAGTTCTTTTTCTAAAAAACCAGTTTCGAGTGGAGCAACATTTCTAGAATTTAAATCTTTAACGCCAACAACATCATCGTGCATATTTTGCATTTCGCGAGTTGCTGCACGGAGAATCATTAGCTTAAACATTTCCTGCTCATCGCCTTCTAGGCCACCGCGATAAGTTACATCGACTATATCGTTGGAAAATCCCCTAAAAAGCTCCAAGCCATAGCGATGTACAACGTAGTCATTTCCTGTTGCCGTTGCGACTCCTCCGCTTACATATGAACCAAGAGTCTCAATAACTTTACCGACCGTGAAAGTGTCGGAAGTTACGGAAACTATTTGTTTATGCGAAAGATTGCATGTTACTGGAATTACTTCACGAATCGAGACAGTCTGTCCGACAGTGAAATTATGCCCAACAGAAGTGAATGTTGCAAATGTTGAACTTTGCTCAGCATCCGTTATGTTGCATGTACGGGCTACAGCCTCGCCCATTAATTGATATGGTGCAGAGATATTTCTAAATTTGACTTCAGTGACATGGATAACTGGGGTATTTCTTAAAGAAATATTTATTGAGGGCATAAGGTAATTAAGAGTTTCACCAGTTGAATTTAGACTTGAATCATAGAAGAAGGATGTTGCGGGAATCCCAACATAGGAGCTAGGTATGACGTGGCTTTCCGTAAAAACCTGTGCTCGAACTGGCCGACGCAGGTACGCCTCGAGCTCCATCTGAAGACCCTTGAGTACAAATTCGGCTGCATCTTTCTGGCGCATGGAAAAAGATATGTCCATGTATATGCTGAGGTCATTGACTGAAATGAGCATACCCTCGGTATCAAGCATGTTGGATTACCGTTTACGCTGTAGCGGTCTGTTGCTGTGGCGAAACTACGTTCGCAAGGCGATTAAGCCCGGAGGAAGCAGCACGACGCCACCAGCTGGGCCGCTGGTTTCTATCTCTTGCTGGTAGGACTCTTGCTCTTGTTGGGGGCGTGAGTTCGCTGTCAGTTGCATTGCTTGGTGTTGGCATAAAACCTCACGGTAGACAAGTTTTACCAAAGTTTACACCATTTTCCTTGCGCCTACTAGCGGTCAGCGTTTGGCGGTCGCTCAAGCACGGCTTTTTCAACCTTGCCAGATGGAACCTCAATTGGGACCCAGGCTTTTGAGTACGTGTGGTCTTTGACTTTTCGGCTTTTTAATAGAGAACCATCTAGCATCATGTCAACTTCCATGACATTCATATTCAGGAGTTTCTGGATTTCATCAACATCGTACTTTTCACTATAGTGAACATCTTTGATAATCCTTGACATATTGTTGGCAAATATATTCCCTCGTCCTCGGTTGAGTCGCAAGTGCATCATCATCGCATCAATCTCGTCAATGTCGAAGATGAGAGCGGGAATTTTGCCGCCATGTCGAAACATGATTTCCTTGTTGGAACGGAAAATAATCCAACGATGATAACCATCGATTATTTGTAGTGTTTTTTTGCGGACGATGATTGGTGACAGCAAACCGTAGTCGACGACTGATTGTTGGAGTAATTCAAGGTCTGGTTTAAGAACGTGCGTGGCTCGCCACTCTGGTTCCTTTAAAGTTTTCACATCGATTGAAATTGACTCTGGTTCTACGTACTTTTTGCTCATACTTGTACTCGCACGTTTGCATTCAGTGTGCGCAGTGCATCGATGCTCGTGCGCAACGAAAGAAGTTTTTCACGTTTTGCTTTTACGAGACCCTCGGCGATTTTGTAATCCAATATCTGGTCTGCGAGTTTGTAGTCCGACCATGCTTCACGCTCCTTGATTGAGCCCTTTGCGGATAGATATTGCTTGGCCCATTCGCCTTTAAACATTGCTTCTTTTTTAGCTGCATCAACAGCGAGCTGTTCGAATGCTTCTGTTTCGTTTTCCAAAATGTCCATCAAGCGAAGTAATTCTTGCTCGATATCCACTTGGCTAATCGGTCTACTTCGGTCCACGTATTAATTCCCTTCGAGAGGAGTCCAATCTATCTTCTCCAGAGCAGACATGTTTACGTCTGGCCAAGAATATCTTTGCTTGCCCAGACGTGCAAGACCCATCTCTTCAAGAATCCAAGCATCACATTTGTCGTCAGCACCAGGATTACCCCACACAATCCCAGTCCGGGCAGATATTGCTGAAATGACCTCATTCTTGGATGCATTTCCTTTTCCTGTTGCAAACTTGGCCCTGCATGTTGGTGGTATTTCTACAAGCCCTATCCCTAGATTGTGTATCAAAAGTCTAATAACTCCACCTAGCTCACCGATGGAAAACGCTTGCCCGCTGCGAGACGCAAATGAGTAGCCTTCAAGGAGAACACAATCAATTTTATTAGCTATTAGGAAATTGGATAAATCATCTTTTACTGCCTCGAGACGTTCTGTTCCTAGAAGACCAGTAGCAATAACGCCGCTCTCACCGTCAAAGCAGTATCCAGTGGAGGTGAGAGAAAGGTCTAGCCCGAGTAGTTTCACAGACGAATACTACCCCGTACAGCAAAGACCCGCCTGACCTCTAGCATCAGGCGGGTTTCCAATGTCCTCGGAGCATAGAGGAATTGTTTTGCCGTGAAAAATCACTAGACTCTTTGACCACCTGCCTTTCTTCCCTTGGAAACGGCTACCGGCTAGAGGATTTCAGAGTAACACTCAGCGACGCCTTACGAAAGTAAATAGCTTTATGGTGTTTATAAAACAAAAAAAACGCAAAAGCCGAGTGAGTTTCCCCACCCGACTTTCGCGCCTATAACGGTCCTAAGGATTACAACTTTACACCTGAGACATTTTGCACTCATGTTAAATAAACAAATTTTTTTTGTGCTCTTTAAAATTCGCCCATTAATGTATAATTCATGGAGCTCAGCAGGTACTGACCGATGCTCGGATGAAGGAAAACAATATGCCTCTTAGACATGGAATTTTAACAATTAATACCACGAGGTCAGAGGTGCTTGTTGACGATACTGATATGGTCCAATATTCCATGACTATGTCTATTCAGAATATTGATGAAACTGGAGTAATTTATCTTGGTGACAGCACAGTCACCACAGAAGACTATGGCTATGCACTTGTCCCAGGAGATTCATTTACGATAGACGATGTTGGTCGTC